AACGCTGCAATATGCTGTTCGCAGGCTGCGAGGTGATGACACTTTGGTATGCCGTTGAGGAACGCACCAACGTGTACGGCTTCGACTCGCCGTTGAAGATACGTTGCCGGAACTTCTCGCCTATGCTCGGTGACGAACTCTATCCCCTGTTTGACGAGTACGGCGACCTCATCGCCCTGTCCGTAGGTTACAAGCGCAAGAACGGAGCGAAGACCGTCTCCTACTTCGAGTCCTACACCGCCGATAAGCACTACAAGTGGAGCAACGAGAACAACGGCTGGGCTATCGTCGTTGAGGAACCGCACAACCTCGGCAAGATACCAGGCATCTACATGTTCCGTCCGACACCTATTTGGGAGGACACTTCCAAAATCGTGTACGAAATGGAATGGGCGATGAGCCGGAACGGTAACTACCTGCGCAAGAACTCCAAGCCCTTGTTCGTGGTGTTCGCAGACGAGCAGATTGAGTACGGCGACGAGAAGGACGAGAAGAGCGAAGGACGCTCCATTATGCAGTACCCGAAGGGCAGCAGCGCGGCATACGTCACGTGGCAGCAAGCCGTGGAGAACCTCAAGTTCTACGTGAGCGAACTGCGCAACTCCTTCTTCACGCAGTTGCAGTTGCCGGATTGGTCATACGAGAAGATGAGCCAACAGGCGATGAGCGGAGAGAGCCGCAAGCAGCTGTTCATCGACGCGCAGTTGAAGGTGAAGGACGAGTCGGGTCGCCTGCTTGAGTTCTTCGACAGAGAGGTGCAAGTGGCGAAGTCCTTCCTCAAGAGAGCGATGGGCGAAAAGTATCACGCAGCCATCGACGCGCTCCCGGTCGAGAATGTTATCACGGCGTTCACTATCTCCGACGAGAAGGAGAAGATTGACAACCTCATCGCAGCCAACGGCGGCAAGGCTATCATGAGCCAGCGCGAGTCCATCGAAGCGTTCGGACATAGCTCCGACGTTGACCAAACGCTTGAGGAATTACGGCAAGAACGTGAGGAAAGTTCCTTCAATTTGACGCTATGAGAGTGATTGATACCATAGAAGGCTGCACGTTCGAGCAGAGCGAGTTCATCAGAGGAAACAAGGCGTGGAAGGCTGAAACTCTGTACTTGTTTGCCAAGGCGAAGGAGTACCCCGTCCGCGACCTTCCTCTATGGGCTGTTGACCTGTCCGACGAACCGTTCGATGCCCGTTCTCTCGCCCTGTTTATTATGCAGGCGAAGCGAGTTCAACAATGCTCTCTTGAGCATCCTATCATCCTTGACGACGCAGGGCAGATTGCAGACGGATACCATCGTCTGTGCAAGGCGATCCTTGAAGGTCACGAAACCATCAAGGCGATACGGCTTGAGGAAATGCCTGCGCCGGACAGAATAGTGGAGGACTGATTATGGCAGCGAGGAAACCCATACGGAAAGCAGTTGCGGCAGCGGTGCAATATACCTGCCGTGACTGCGCCAACTCGTACGACTTCCACGAGCGCGGCTGGGACGGCAAGCCCTTCCTATGCCGCTGCCCGTTCTACAAGGACGGCAAGTTCTCCCTGTTCCTGACAGACAAAGCATGTAAAGACCATTTTATCCTACGTATTCATGGCACGAGTGAATGACCCATACGAACGGCAGCATATAGCCAATCTCGCCAAGTATGCACGCCTGATAGACGAGATATTCAAGTCGGCTACCCGTGAGGCGGCTTCTATCGGCTCGTTAGTGCGCAATTTCGACACCTCTCGCGTGTTTTCATTCCAAGACTACCCGATTACACACGAACGCATCCAATCGTTGCTCTCGTGGCTCGCTACGGGCTTGGAAGTGGCAATCACGAACGGGGTGCAGTCCGAATGGACGCTGGCGAACAACAAGAACAACGCTCTCTCGCAGCGGGTGTTCGGTAACAACGTCGGCAAACTGACACAGGCGCAGTACCGACGCTATTTCTCCAACAACGACGAAGCGCGGCAGGCGTTCCTCTCCCGGAAGGAGCAAGGACTGAACCTCTCCGAGCGCGTATGGCGGTATGCCAACGACTTCCGCAAGGACATCGAACTCGGCTTGGACGTAGGCATCAGAAACGGTCTCGACGCGGACGCTATGAGCCGCGAACTCCGCACCTTCCTACAGCAGCCGGAGAAACTCTTCCGCAGGGTGCGTGATGAACACGGCGAACTCGTCCTCTCACAGCGCGCTTCCGAGTATCATCCCGGACAGGGCGTGTATCGTTCCTCTTACAAGAACGCACGCCGCCTTGCTGTGACCGAGACGAATATGGCATACCGTACTGCAGACTATGACCGTATGCAGGAACTCGACTTCGTGGTAGGCATCGAAATCAAACTCTCCAACAACCACACCACCCGCGACAGCAAGGGCAACATCATACCCCTGCACGATATCTGCGACGACCTCAAGGGTCGCTACCCGAAGGACTTCAAGTTCACAGGGTGGCATCCTCATTGCCGCTGCCATGTCGTGACCATCCTCAAGACGGAAGCCGAGTTGATGGAAGAGAACCGAGCTATCCTCGCAGGCGAAGAACCTTCCCACGATAGCGTGAACGCCGTTTCCGACGTGCCGGACAACTTCAAGGGCTGGGTGAAGGACAACGCCTCTCGAATAGCAAGGGCGCAGTCTGTACCGTATTTCATGAGCGAGAATCTCGACCGCGTCTCGGAAGTATTCACGGCGATGCGTCCCGGTACTAAAATGGGAGATAACGCTCTCGGAACGCTTCTTGAGTATGGCATGGAAATGCGAGACCGTGATCCGCGCTTAATTGCTATTTGGAACGAAATGTCAAGAAGCGACCTGACGGACATTGAAAAGACGGTGCTTGCGAACCAATACAAAACTATCTGCGCCAACTACACTATTGCAGACCTTCGCAGTTGGGGTATGTTGAGTGACGATATGGTTGTAGCGCGCTTGGAACGCGAGAACGTGATGCAGGAGAGTTTCTTCTTGCTTACGAGCGACGGAAAGGACTTTGTACGCGTCAAAGAATTGCGTACGGATATAGTGGTAATCAAGGACAAGTACGGAAAGGAGTTCGCATACCCTGTAGGCGTTCAGAAGGAAAACGTGCTGTTCAGCGCAGCAGAGGCAAGCGAGGTGATAGCCGGATACCCGCCGTACCTAAGACAAGGAATAAAGCGCGTCACCTTCTATGACCACGATTGCCCATTAGACCCGTATTGGAAGAAGGAATACAAGAACCCGAACCATGTCAGTCTCGCTACGGACGGCGGTCGTACGGTCTTTTGGCACTCTCCCGGAAGCAAAGAGGACTTCCGAGGGTACTTGGCGCATGAGGCGGCGCATATTCTCGACACGTACGAACATAAAATATCATCTTCCGACGGTTGGCTTGCAGCCGTAGCAGAAGATGATAAGTATTGGGCAGCACATGGCTTTCCAAGTTTCCGTGTGTCAGACTACGCTAAAACAAACGATGTGGAGGACTTTGCCGAGTGTATGAAAGCATACATTATAGGGCACGAGAACTTCAAGAACTTCTTCCCGAACCGCGCTGCATTCATAAGGAGACTTGCGCAGGCTCTATCTGGTCACTCTCCGAGTTGACCGTAGGTCTCGTTGATGCGGTTCCCTTCGTTGGTGTACTCTACGATGTTCACGAACTTTGCGCGAGCCTTCTCGCACGGGTTGCGGTCGGCATCGTAGTAGTACGCTATCGAATAGTCACCGCCACTCGGAGTCTTGTGGACGTGCTTCTCCGAGAAGCGCGGATCGGCTTCTTGTTTCTTGGTAGAAGGTTTGCCTACAAAGGCATCCAAGCGGCGTTGTAACATGTCATCTGTCATAAGGCATTGAAATTTGCTGCAAAATTACGAAAAAATTTTGACATCTGCAAATTTTTCGTCAATTTTCTTTCGATAGCACGGTCTCGCATGTGCATTCGTACTCGAAACGCGGGTACAGAGCGTTCTCACGCTGCCGGACGATGAACTCGAACGTCGGCTTGTTATCAACTTTCGCTTCGCTCATATGGAACGTCCGGCGTTGCCCTTCGACATTGCTGATACCTTCTATCAGGTGCTGTACGAAGTCTATTGCAGAAGCGCGGTCTTTGAACACGCCTGCGATACTCGATTGGGTTGCGCTCATAACGTCGTAACCGTGTAGGTTCAGAAACACTTTCTGTTGCACTACATAAACTTGTGATTTCTTCATAATTTGTAGTTGGTTAAAATTGAATTGTTAGTTGTTTGTCGAGGTATGGCGAGAGCCAGCATTCCTTGATAAGTCCGCAACGCTTGTCGCAATCATCAAGGCAGCATAAGAGGTTCAAGCCGAACTCATCATCTACCATACGCCCGTTTCTCAATACTGCTTCCATAGGTCAAAAGTCAAATGATAATTGTACAGGCTGCTTCCGCTCCGGCTCAACGATCGGCGGCAGCGGTTTCTCCTGCGGAACTTCCTCGACAGGCTCCGGCTGCACATCCTCCGGGACGGCTCTCGGCTCCTTACTGCGTTGCGTTGGGCGTTCGTACAGCACACCGCATTCGAGCAGTTTCTGCGCAGTCTTTTGCCGTTCCTCGTTCAGGGCGTTCAGGTCGTCGTCCTTTGAGTACTGCCACACATAGGACATCCACTTGCCGAATACCCTTATGCGGTCTATGTGGTATGTCCTGTATATGTCAAGCGTGAGCGTGTTACCCCACTCAATATCACCGCGTCCGCTATTCAAGCACACGTTGAGCAGCGTCATACGGGTACAGCGTTCGTCCAGGTCGCAGCCGTACAGGGTCGGTTCTGCATTATGCCGCTCCCTCGAACTCTTCATTCCGGCGAGCAGGAAACGACCGCTGCCACAAGTCGGGTCGCAGATGCTCTCTCCTACGTTGTCCGTGATTTCAGCCATGAACTCGCAAATGTGATCCGGCGTGAAGAACTGCGAGTTCGCTCCGTGGCTGATACGCTCCATGAACATATCCCCAAGGCAGTCGTGGTAGCCCTCGGATAACTCACCGAGCATCAGCAGGGCATCAAGGTACGCCTGCTCCCTTCTATGTGCTTCGAAGTTCTCCATCTGTTCCTTCGTCGGGTTGGCGAGGAACGGGAACAATGCAAAGTCGATGAAACTGTCGAAGTTGTTCACGAAGCCGCGCGAGCCGTCCAGCCGCGCTATTTTCTCGCCCAATGTCTGTTCTTGCCTGTTCATTATTAGTCCTTTCTCACCCTATATAGGGGGCGTTTTTTTAGTACGATAGTACTTTTTTTGTTTCTATCCTTTCCTTATCCTAATCCTATATCCTATTCCTATTCCTTATAGGTATTGTATTAGTATTGATTTGCTATTATTTTGCTTTTGATTTGCTATTGTAGAACTCGTCTGCGTGTCCGGCGTTTACGTGCATTTTCCCGCAGGCTTCTGCCTCGGCGCGGCTCTTTAACACGCCACACCATCCTTCGTATTTGCCGTTCTTGAACAGTTTTACCTTGTAATTTGCCATAATTTTACTGAATTTTATGAAGTAATTAGGGGCGTTTTTCACAAATTCCGTTAGGAATTATTATGTTTTACTTCTTCCTCTACTTCTACTTCTACATTAACATTTACATATACTTCTACAAGTTAGATTTGTTATACTTTGTTAAGTTTGTTAACATTTGTTAGTTTTGTTAGTTAACAGACAAATCTATCCCGTACAGTAAGCGCACGAGTTCGTTGGCGTTGTTTGCCGCACTCAACGCAGAGCAGCCGTGGTAGTTGCGTGCCATTAGTTCCATAGCCACTCTATCCCGGAAGCGGTACAGGTACTCACTCTTCCTGTCCTCACCGTAGAACGCCAACGACAGCTGCGTGTCCGGCTTCTCCGGCTTCTCCGGCTTCGGTTCTGCAGGCTTGGATAGGTTCTTCTCCAACTTGGACGGTTCCAACTGGTCGCAGATAGCGACACGGAAGCCTGCACGAACGAGTTTCGGCAGGTAGCCGTCCAAGGCGTGGAACGGGAAGCCGCACATGTGTACACCGTCGCCGCGATGGGTCACAGTAATGTTCAGAACCTTGCTTGCCTTGTCCGCGTCCTCGTGGTACATTTCATAGAAGTCACCACAACGGAACAGGAGCAGCGCGTCCGGGTACTGCTCCTTAATCTGTTTGAATTGCTCTAACATAGTTGCCATAGTAATAAAACGGGAAATGCCCTCCCGCACCGTTTTCTTGGCGCGAGAGGGGCGATTGAACATTAAACAGCCAACTTAACACGGTTGAGCAGATTGCCGCTAATCTCGTGCAATTCACGTGCGCGCTCCGGCGTTACCTCGCGAGCGTGTGCCGTGATAGCCTGCGTCAGTTTCCACAGGGTAGCACCGCCTGTAACACCGTCGTCGGGGTTGTTGTTCATCAGCAACTTCTCAACGGCTTGCTGCTCCGCTTTCAGGATAGAGCCGTTGGACTGCAGTTTCTTCAACTCCCGGTCGAAGTCCACCTCAATCTCGGACGCTCCCTGTATCTCCATCGCCTTCTGCATTATGTTGTCTTTGGAGTACAGACCACGTGTGAGGTCGCGTACTGCGGACACGGTCGTCTCGGTGTCGAGTTTATAGGTGCGCTCCGAGAGGGCGAGGCTGTCCGGCAACTTGCTTCCGAGGTGTACCTGCTTCATGACGCTCTCGCGAACCATACCGTTGAGGCAAGCCCCGTTGAGCAGGAAGGTACGCATATCAACAGCACCGTCGCCGTAGTCAGAGGTGGAGAACCGCGCTCCAGCGAAGATAATCACCTCGCCGTTGTTCCGTGTCGGGATGGAGATCGGTGTCGGCAGGATAGTTTCAGCCCACACCTTCGTGTCGGTCATGTAAGCGTCCGAGATTACGGCTCCCTGTCCGGCGGCTTCTTCAACGAAGGCGGTCAATATCTGTACCGAGTTGAGACGGCGGTACGAATCAGAGAGGACACCACGAACCTGCGAACCTACGGTACGCACGAGAACGCGGCTGCGCTGCGTCCAATCCGAGTGCTGGTTGAGTATCTCGGCGGCGAGCAGCATCTGCCATTGGTCACCCGAGGCGAGCGTCTTGAGGTAACGGCTCGGAATGCCCATACGGTCGGCAAGTTGTCCTACTGCGTTCGCGTGCAGGCTGAACTCACCGTCCGGCATATTCATACGCAGACCGTCCTCGCCTGCGAAGGTGATTACAGGACGTTCGCCTGCGTGCTTGAGGTTAACACCCAGCGGGGCGATGTAGTCCTGGGCAATCTTGCCCTCGTTCACGAGGCGTTCCATCGTTGCCGCTACTCCGACAGCCTTGCCGTCAATCATGTTACGAACTTTGTTCATTACGACTTCATTGAGTCCTTGTTGCATTGTTGCATCCATTGTTGTGAAAATTTAATTGGTTGATATTAGGGTTGATTATAATACAATTTCGTTCAGGTCGATAACGAGGCGAGCAATGTCGCTCAAGCCGTTCCGACCTTTGTTGTTGGAGTGCGTGTAGTTGATGTTCACGTCTCCGACGAGTTTATTCAGGTTCGCGTCGATCCAAAAGATAATATAAAGAGACGCGTCCTCGAACATCGCGCATAGAAGCGGCGTGGTGGTCATTTGGGCGCGGGTCGCGCTGTAGCCATTGATGCGTTCCTCGTCGGCGGTGAGATACAGCCTGCCGGAGCAGATTTGCCATTTTGCGTCGAAGTACGCTCTCACTCCGAGGGCGTTGAATACGTCGTCACTTACACGTTGTTTCAGTTTGCCGTTAAGCAGGGCGGCTAATTTGGTTGCTTGTTGTTCGGTCATCATAATGCTGTTATTTTGATTGGTTATTGATTACTTGTTGTAGAAGGTTACTTGCAGACCCCGACGGAGTTTGCAGACGCACTTGTTTGATACGAGGCGGTAAGCGCGCTCCAAAAACTTGTTCGCAAGTTCCTCGCCGATGAGGTTCACCAGACCACGAACGCCCACGAGGGTATTCAGGCGATTACCACACGCGTCGGTTCCGTACACCTTAATCCGAAAATCGAGATTGATTTCTTGGGTGGGATAATTCAATGTAATTGTTGTCTCTCTCATATGTTTGCTGTGTTTAGTTGGTTATTTCGTTTCAAAATTCGCTGCAAAATTACAAAAAAATTTTGAAACGTGCAAATTTTTCGCGAAAAAAATGCAGAAAAAATGAATTTTTTTCGTAAAACATGGAAAGCACACCGAAGAAAATTCGCGAAAAAACTTCATTTTTTTGACGAAAAATTTGCATATATGAATTTTTTTCAGTACTTTTGCAGCCGATTTTAATTCACACCCATATGAAGAAACAAATTTTAGACGCGCTGAAAGCCAAATTTACGGGGGTCAGCGAAGCAATTTTGAACAGGATAGCCGAGAAATTG